GTATGCCATTTTATATTGTTTGAGTGATTACAAAGGTATAACGAATTATTACACGAAAAGTATTCTCAAAGGGGTCTAAGTCCTCTAAGTTGTTGATTGATTCACATACCACGTTTTTACAATCCCAACCAACAGGTAAGGTTACCACCGTATCTGAATTGATACCGCCCACTACAAGTTCGGCTATTTGCTCTGCTCTCTTGAATCCGAAGTTACTGCCCTTAGTTACTATATCCACGTTAGCCGATACCTCAAATTGGAAGCAGTCTTTACCTTCCCCTTGGTTCGCAGTTCGGGAAGTGATAACAATATACTCCCCATCTGCATCCGTTGGAGTCATGCCATCGTACACATCAATATAGGCGTATGCCTGTAGGCGGGCAACTAACCATTGTTTTATCGGTATGGCGGGGTTTTTCATTATCATTTGAACTTCAATAATTCTACTATTCGTTTAATAAGTTTCGGCTTTTCATTGAGGTAGGCAGGTATAAGAAAAGGTTGTGGCTTAATTCCATTTTTCAGTATAAAGTATGCCATGCGTTCTGCCACTCTCAAATCCTCATCTAACCTTTGATTAGCATTCCCTACCCTTCTCTTTGATTTTACTTTGTATGTTCCGGCTAACTTTTTACGCTTTACATAATAAAGAAGTGATAATATCAAATCTCCATAATCACCCTCACCCTTCCCCTTAAATTGTGCGGCATATGCTGAAAACCCTTTATGGATTGGGTTTGTCATTGCTTTAGATTTCGTGCCAAACTCTACATAGGGCGCATAACCTAATTCTGAATATACCGATTTCATTAACGGCTCACCAATATTGTGCTTTATGGATTGGCGTAACTTCCCAAAGTTCGCAGGTGCTAACCGCTTTGCATCTTTCTCAATCGTTAAAGCAGAGGCATTCATTTCCTTTGCAAGTTGCGGGCCTACCTTTTCGGCTGCTATTGCAAACATTCGCCTCACCGCCTTGCCACCCAATAAGTCGAGTTCTACCTTAGCCATTATCTAAATATTGTTATTTCGTAATATTCCTTCCTATTCTCCATATCCGTTATAGAATGGATTGTATAATCAAACCCATTAATCTGTATCTTATACGTGTTATCGAAGGTGAGGGGGTAGCGGATATACACCCGTGCCGAATCGGTGAAAGTTACCTCCGCTGATAATAGTTGTCGGTCTTGCCCTAATGGCACATACATTCCCCAGATCGTACTGCCTGCCGCATAGGTAACCGTAAAGCCCCCCTCACTATCGGTTGTGGTCGTAGGCACCATTAATACCATAGGCTCAATGAGTAATTCAGCCGATAGAAATCTTGGGCTATTTCCTTTTATTCTCATAGGATTGGTGATGTTTTAGAGTACATCTGACAAGTGCGCCATGCCTTCTGACAAACCCCCATCGTTTCATCGAACGCCCCTCTATTCTCGTACAAGTGATTCACCTGGTCAAGTATTGCCGTTTTCAAAGGATTAGGTAATGCGGTGAATCCAACATTATACACCGCCCGCATTTTATCAATAGCAGGGAAAGTAATAACCGGATGTTTGCCCCCCATGATAGTTTTATCCGTTAATTCGGTGCCTGTGGTTACATCATACAGGGTAATAGATGAAGTTATCGGGCCGTGTGGGAACTGAAACCATCCACCTTTGTTGCAGAACCATACCTCTGCTTGCTTAGTGATAAGGGATAGCCCTGTGGCTTTCTCAATTATCATTCGGGCAGCACGTATCATTTCCGATATTTGCGCATCTTCGGAAGTATGCGAAACACGAATGTATAATTTCGCCTCTGCCAGCGTTACGGGTTCGGCATAGCTTACCTCCGTGATGTTAGAATCAATTATGTAAGAGTAGTTACCCATTGCTCGAATTTTATTAGATTGTTTTCCGGCTGCAATTGTTCTGCCCTTGCAAATGCCTTATTACTGCAAATTTCGTAGTTTTCCTCCACATTTCGTATGGCTGCCACCCACTCATCTAATCTGTCCTGTTTGCAGTAGGTTGCAGCATCCCCACAATTCTCACGCAGCCCAGGGAGATTAGTACAAATAACTGGGATACCTGATGCCATTGCCTCCGTTGCCGTACGCCCCCATGATTCGTAGTGCGATGGCATGAGTAGTATTCTCGTTTTGCGATATGCGATTCGAATATCCGACTGATTAGCCATGTATTCTACATTCGGTAACTCTTTGTATATCTGTTGCCCGTACCCGCCTTGTATGGCTAAGAATTGCTTATCCGGCATAGCTTCGGCAATCCGGTAGAACATTTCAGCACCTTTGTTATGATTGAGATTGATTAGGGTTATCTTATCCCCTTTCTCACCCCTGTAATGGTTAATGTCAACAGGTGGTTGCAGTACGAATCCGTTGTTAGCATACTTGCATTCCTCACTATTCCAGTACGAATTATACACTACATTCAACTCCCTGTGTGTTCTAACGGATGAATACATGAAAGTATTATGTGCAAACCAAACGGCCGGCTTCTTTGTGCTTTTGCAGTCAATAGCTACATCACCTGCGAAGTCTAATTGTGTAAAGATTATATCAGCCCATTCATGATGGAAGTACCAATCATTTGAGCGGTTGAATACGTGGATTCCATCGTATTCGTAATTCTCATTGTTCATCTTTGAGGTCATCACCTTTACCCGGTGGCCTCTGCTCATCAGCCATTTGTTGATGTTGTGGGCGTTCCATTCGGATCCAGATTTTGCCATTGGCAAGTAGCTCTGTACGTGCCACAATATGCGTAGTCTTTTTGGTGGGGTGTTTTCGCTCACGCTTAGAAATATGTTTCATGGGGGAAAAATAATGGGGAGGATTTTACCCCTCCCCACTAAATTTAGATAGTAGCGTAAATAGAAGAGTTAGGAAGCATCAAGTTGATAGCCTCATAACATTCGATTCTTGCAGTAACCATGTTAGTTACGAAGTTGTTTTGATCTTCGTAAGATAACTCAATGTTCAAACCGTTAACCTCTACACGCTCAATAAATGAGTTGTCAAGTACCAAAGCACGGTTGGTAGGAATCCAGTTAACGCCAACGATAGGCACGCCAACAAGATTCAAAGCACCGTTAGCACCGATACCGAGAGAACCTGCACCCAAGTAGTAACCATTGGTGAAAGATTCAATTAGCAAAGTGCTGTATTGTGCATTGCTCACGAAGATTACAGAAGGACTGAAATCAGCAGCACGCTGATTACCAATCAACTGAATCAAATCTCCGAGGTTGGTAGATGCAGAAGTGGTAGTTACACCAGTTGAAGCACCTGATACGCTTGAGAAGAAAGAAGCGTTCTCTGCCTTGAAGAAATCACGAGTCAACAAACGTGGTAACGTTTGGCTCATGAATGGCAAAGAAGCAAGCATCTGACGGCTAAACTTGGTGAATCCGGCAATAAACTGATTAACAGTTTTTACCTCGGTCAGAGAATAGTTGTTCTCTTGCTTTAATGAACCTTCAAGTTGTGCAGCGATGTTGTTCGCATTACCAGTAGCCTCACGATAGGTTACATACAAACCTGTAGGGCTTTGAACGGTTGGAACGAAATCACGCATATTTACCAACTGCGCAGGTTGGGTAGCTTGGCGGCTATTGTAAGTAGCAACGCTATCACCGGAAAGGTTAGTGGCCAAAGTGATAGTCTTCACTTCGGGCATCTCAATCAAAACACGACCATTCTTTTTGATTTCGGCTTCGATGTTACGGCCTTCTAATTTCTCGGATAATACTTCATTGAAACTTTTTGCAGAATCAGGATTGCCGGCTTTTACCTTAGTGGTAAGGGCATCAAATTGATTTTGCATAACTCCTTTGAACTCGGCAAGGTCAGCAGCAGATACTACTGAATCCAATTTGCTCTTAAGTTCGGTAACTACTGATTTAGCCTCGGCCGCATCAGTTTTTGCATTGGCAGAATTTGCCAACACTTGCGTAAGATTATCTCCAATGGATTTTACCTCCGCAGCGATTTGTTCGTTTGTCATTTGAATGATTTTAACGAGTGATTAAATTGTTTGAGTGCTTCAAATACAACTGCGTTCGTATCCGGCTCGACTGCTTTCGCTGCGGGTTGAGTGGTAATGTCTGAAATTGCTTTCTGTATTTGTTTTATTTCTATCTCCAATAAGGAGAAAGTTTCATCTGTAAATGTGCCATGCTTGAACGCCTTTAGTAGCTTTTCTAATCTACCGTTAAGCGTTTCCTGTACCTCTGCTTGCTCCATTCCTTTGTACATGGCTAACGTGGGCGTTTCGGGGTTGGCTGCCCATAGTACCGCACTACCTTCGTATAACATCAATTCTTTAATTGTGCGGATGCCAGTAGAATTATCCATTTCGGATTTGATAGTGCTGAATCCAATTGAGTGCT